GTCTTCACCAAGCACATGCCTAGCTATGTGTCCAATTACATCATCTGCTTCGATGCCATCATATATCATTGTAGTAATTGGTAAACTATCTAACAAGTCTACTAACCACACAAATTGTCTTTTCATTGAAATTTGTTCATCCTCTTGAGTCATCATTTCAGGATACTGACGATTAACTCTAAAACGATTCTTACCTCTATCAGCTTTATATCCTTCAAACAATTCTTTCCTACCTTTAGAACCACCTTTACCATCAAAGGTTAAGATAACTCTAGTTGGATTAAATTGACGGATTTGATATCCGATTGAATTTAATGAACCAATAACTCCACCCGTATGGTCACCATCCTCATTCATTGTAGGATTAGTTGTCCAGCTACGGATGAAGGTATTTAGTCCATCAATGATAAGAACTCTACTATTTCTCACTCTTTGGGAGTTTGAGTCGTGTTCCGTTTCTACTTCATTGAGTAATTTTTTGTAAAGTTCTTTCATTTTGTTTGTAACATATTAGTTAATTAATCTCCAATAACTTCCGAATCTACAAATAGTTCTTCTGAATCCAGTGTACTACCCTTTTTGTATTGTAAGATGGTTGCCTCACAAATACGTTTGTAGATTTGGTCTTTAACTGATTGATTAGTTTCCAATAATTGAGGAAAATCCTTTGATTGGAACTTAATTTCTTCACCTGTATCAGTGTCCACATAAGTGTACCATGCTCCAGCAGCTTTTAGTAAGTTATTGTCTTTCATACTACCCAACCAAGCTCCGTAGTTATCAATACCTCTATCAAAGAAGATATCAAAATCTGCAGTTCGTAATGGCGGGCCCATACGATTCTTTACAACCTGACAACGAACTTTAATTCCCACAATTTGGTCATTTCCATTCTTGTCTTTTGCTTTAATTGTACCCATACCCTTCAATCGTAAACGAACCGAAGCATGGAAAGCGATTGCCTTACCACCAGAAGTTGTCCACGGGTCAGAGAATGGCATAGCGTTCATCTTCTGTCTTAATTGATTTGTAAAAACCAAAGTGATTTTCTGTCTACCAATTAAGTTAGTGATTTTACGCATTGCTTTTGAGATAATAATTGCCTTATCGGTAGCGTATCCATCTTTATCGTAATCAGCATCCATCTCCTTTTTAGTTGATGCTGCTGCTACTGAATCCACTACGATAGTTACATACTTATCCTTCGATGCAACTCTCACCTTTTCGATAATTGTTTCGGTGTACTCAAAACACTCTTCCACAGTTTCAGCTGCTACATAAAGCATTTTAGATACATCTACTCCAATTGCGTTTAAGAACTCCGCACTTACTGCATTTTCAGTATCAATTAATACTGCCAATCCACCTAACTTTTGCGTTTCGGCAAGAAGGTGGGCGGATAAGAGCGATTTACCACTCTGCTCCAACCCAGTAACTTCGGTAATTCTACCAACAGGCAATCCACCATAAGGGCGATTTGAGATAGCCACATCCAACAATGATGCTCCAGTTGATACCCAACCTTCTACATTTGTAGGTGCTTCATCCGAATCCAAAAAGAATGCCACTTTCTGGTCTTTAGATTGTTTGTTTAGAGTTTCAGCAAGTATATCTGCTAACTCAATTTCCTTTTTTGCCATAATAACTTATTTTAGTTGTTGAAAAGGTCATCAAATGCAGATGTTACATCATCTAATTTCTTAGCTGGTGTTGGTTGTGAACCTCCCATATCATGCGATTCAGCTTTTGCTGTTGGCGCTGGTATTACGGATTCTGCAGGTGATGCCGTTGAAGATAATGTTTGAGCTGATACTGATGTTTCTAATTCATCATCACCAGTTGCTGATGGATTTAACCATCCCTCTAACACACTTTTCAACTCTGAATAAGTTAGTTCTTGATAAAGGTCTGTAATTTCCATTTGGTTTGTAAGGAATTTCTTAGTGTCCTCCGCTGATTCTACCAATGGTGTTTCTTTTGGTTTTACTCTGATTGTTGTAACAGGATACGATGTACCACTATCTTCAGCCGATACAATCTCAACAGTGATATCTCTACCAATTGTTGGGTCAGTAATATCGCCGTAGTCTGGGTCAGCCATATATCCTAAGATTTCTTGGTAAACAGTCTTACCGAAACCCCAAAAACGAACACCTTCTCCTTCTTCACCCCTTACCAATACTGGTACGAATGTACGAAGTTTCGGCTCCATCTTTTTCGCTGCTTTCCAATCTTCCTTATCACCCATACGTTTTAATTTGTCAGCGAACTCAACAATTGGGTCCGGTCTGCCAAATGACATTGGAGATAAATAAGATTTGTTGTTAATGTTGTAATGAAAATAAAGTTCGATAAAAGGATTTTCTTCGTTGAACTTATACGGAACTAAACGGATTTGATGTTTGCCCGGTGTTGGTTTCCACAATTCTACTTTCTTCGATGTGGTTGATTGCAGTTTGTTCAGTCTGCCTCTGATAGCATCTAAATTAATAGCCATTTTTTTGAGTTTTAAGAGTTTATGTTTTATGGTTTTATTTGGGTGTCTGTCCTACACCGACGTCCTATATAAATATAACGTTCTTACAAAGATACGAAGAATATTTGATAATACCAAATGTTTTTTTAAACTTTTTTTTATGCAGATATTTTTCATATAATTGTAACAAAGATACTAATAATTTGTTACAATTCCAAATAAAAAAGGGAAAACTTTCGTTCTCCCTTTTGTTTATCGTATGATTGATTCTTTTACTAATTGTTGGAGTTGATTAACTGCCAACCTAGCTTCATTTTGTGTTATACTATCACCTTTCTTTTCTGCATTATATTCTTCAACCGATTTTGCTATTATTTCATTTGGTATATCCATTTTTTCTATATTATTAGCTATTACTGAAAGAAATTGTTCCATTGCTTTTTCTTCATCAATATCAGTATCACCAGCAAATAATGCTGCCTTACCAACACCAGCTATAATAGTTTCTTCAATGACGTGTGGGATGAATCCACTAACACACTTTGCGGCAAATGCACCGGCCCCAGCACCCACTCCACCCGTTACAACACCAAGTACAACTCCTAATGCAAACTTTTTAGCAACACTTTTTACAGCTTTCTTTTGTGGTTCGGTCATATCAATACCATCTTTCCACATTGCTATTCCTGTTGCAGCATCTTTGAATGTATGAACTTCGTGTTTGAATCCTTTTTTAAGAGCATGATATGCACCGACTGCTTTATCTTTTAATGCCTTACCCCAACTTCTTCTTTCTGGTGTATCACCTTTATGTACTTTTTCTTTAAAAAATGCTTTTTCTTCTTCTTTCCAACCGCTAATACCATCTTTAATTGCTCTAACGTACACTTTTGGTTTTGTTAAAGCAGTTTTTACATTTTTTCTTAAACCAGCTTCACCATCACCACCATGCGAATCACCTGCTATTTTAGCTTGTGTTTCCTTTTCTTTATCTATTCTAGCTGCCATAGCAGGGTCTGCGGTAAATAATTGAGCTTTTGTTTGTGGTGTTGGCTCGTTTGCCGATGGTTTGGATGCTTTTAATGGTGCCGTATCGCCACCTTTTTTAGTATTATCAGCCGATGGTACTGATTTTCCACCTTTCTCACTACCCAATGATTTATTTATTGATTTTCTTTCAGGTGTTCCATCTTTTGGAAGTGTTTTTTCGGCAGCAATTCTACCTGCACTATCTTTAGGCAATCTTAACAAATTACCAACAATACCTTCAGTATCTTTACCTTTGGAATTTTTGTATTTTATTTTTTTATTTAACGCAGGATTACTGAAATTTTTATCATCTGCCTCCGTTACTAACTTTGATAATCTAATCATTAAAAATGTTCTCATTATATACTATAAATATTGTGAAATAAAAAAGGAGGAATAAATCCTCCTTCTCTTTATGCTAATAAGTGATAGTACTCTTTGAAGTGTTTGATTCTGTCTGCCAAACCAATTGTACCTCCGTTTACTCTTTTAGTAATCTTTGTTACAACTACATCTGAACTTCCCTCATCTGCTATTCTATGTAATCCGTTTTTAGAAAAGAACCAAGCTGCTGATAATAATGCGTATGGACCTGCTACTTTATCCTGATTCACTGTCATATCTTCACCAATTGATTTACCAAATGCAGTATAGTTTTCTTTTCCTGTCAATTGGATATATCCTCTACCTCTGAATTTGTATCCTTCTCCACTTGCTTCTGCTCCATTACCCATTCTACCACCATATACTCTATTTGCAATCTTCTCCGGCTTTCTTTCGTAAGCTGCTGCTAATGCTGAAGTTGGGAAATACTTTTTGAATATACCCATCAAACCTTTTGCAGAATAGTTTAGGTTTTCTTGCGTTGCTCTAAATCCACCACTTTCGTGTCCACATTGTGCTAAGAAATGTGCTAATCGTAATGGTGTATTGATACCAAACTTTGCAGCGGTATCAGGTATCATTGCAATTACTGCATCAGGAATATGTCCTTTTAATTTAGCCAAATTCAACCCAGCTACATTTGCCACCGGTGCAGATGCAACCGGTTGTGGTGCAGGTGCAGGTGCGGTTGGTTGTGCTACTGGTTTTGGAACTTGGGTAACTCCCATAATTTTGTTCCAAGTATTAGGTCCAACAATACCATCGGCAGTTAAACCATTCTTTGCTTGCCATGCTTTTACAGCATCTTCCGTTTTAGGACCGAAGTTACCAATTGGGTCTAAACCCAATTTGGCTTGTAACTTCTTAACATCTTCGTTATTATCGCCTCTTTTTAATAACATTTCTTAAATATTGTTTAATTAGTGGTTGTAACTTCTTCTTTT